CCGGTGTGGCACGCAAGACTGCGTGCTCCACGCAGAGGCCGGCATGGCAAGCCTGGCGGCTTGCTCCACTGGGGGCGGCGGCTTTTCGAGAGCATGGAAGGGCACGGAGATTGGAGGAGAAGGGGCGGACACGCAGGTCCGCCCCTACATGGCGCGGCNTTGGGTTGTGCGGAGGGCGGTGGGTCAAGGGGCCCAAGGCCGGCTNGAAAGCCGGCCGCAGGCTAGAAAGCCTGCCCCACATCACGGAGGACAAGAATGTCAGCGCCACACTAGGCGCTTGCTCGTCTCCAGGGGCGGTAAAAGCTCACAAGCTGACCACCGGCAAGACTGCCGGTGTGGCACGCAAGACTGCGTGCTCCACGCAGAGGCCGGCATGGCAAGCCTGGCGGCTTGCTGCACGGGGGGAGCGGTCGGTGCGCAAGCTAGAGGCTGGGCGGACAGGCTGGGCCGCCCCTACAAGGCGCGGCATTGGGTGGCGCAGAGGGAGGTGGGTAAAGGGTGCCCAGGCCGGCTGGAAAGCCGGCCGCAGGCTAGAAAGCCTGGCCCACATCACGGAGGACAAGAATGTCAGCGCCACACTAGGCGCTTGCTCGTCTCCAGGGGCGGTAAAAGCTCACAAGCCGACCACCGGCATGACTGCCGGTGTGGCACGCAAGACTGCGTGCTCCACGCAGAGGCCGGCATGGCAAGGCTGGCGGCTTGCTCCACGGAGGGGCCGGTGTGGCAGGCGTGGCGGCGTGCTGCACGAGGTCCGACGGTGTGGCACGTGTAGTGGTTTGCGCCGCACAAGGACCGGCACAGCGGTTCGTCCTCACGAGGAGCGGGCGATGGTTCGCTCTAAAACGGGAGAGGGTTGCGGAGCGGTTCACAACGGTGGCAGGGGGAATATTTCTCATTTTTTCAATGGGTTAGAAGAAGGCGTCTGGGGGTGGGTTGACAGTGCGGTGTTAGTTTTATGGCGGGGAGCCAGGAAGATGGGCTCGGGGATTTGGGGTAGCCGGAGGATCGGCGAGGGAAGGAAGTTTTGGGAGGAGCGGGGATGGAGAGTCCCTTGGCAACCGAGGAAACACAAACTGCCCAAAGAGGCAGAAAGAAGCGGAGATCACTGAAACAAAAAATTGTGAGTACGATTCTGCGGGAGTTCGAGAGGTCGGCGAAGAAAGGAGGCGTCAAGGTCACGGCCGGAGATGCGCTGAGGGCGCTCGAGTGGGATGAGGAGACAGTAGAAGCGGCAGAGGAGATCAAGGTCACGTGGGTGGAACCAAAAGAAGAATCCTCGAACGAGCCATAGAGTACTCGCCGTTGCCGTCGCAAGCTCGGTTTCACGCGTCCCAAGCGAGGTTCAAGGGGTTCTCGGGGCCGGTGGGGAGCGGCAAGAGCCAGGCGTTATGCCAGGAAGCGATCCGGCTGAGCTATGTGAATCCGGGCCGCTGGGGGCTGCTGGGCGCGCCGACGTACCCGATGCTGCGGGAGGCGACGCAGAGCACGCTGTTCGAGATCTTGGCAAAGAACCGGATCCCGTACGAGCACCACAAGGGGGAGAACGTTCTGGTGATGAAAGACACCGGAAGCCGGATCATCTTCCGCCCGCTGGACGATTACGAGAGGCTTAGGGGGACGAACCTGGCCTGGTTTGGATTGGACGAGCTGACCTACACGGCGGAAGAGGCGTGGCTGCGGCTGGAAGGGCGGTTGCGGGACCCCAAGGCGCAGCGGCTGTGCGGATTCGCGGTTTGGACGCCGAAGGGNTTTGACTGGGTCTACCGGCGGTTCATTGAGAAGCCGGTGGAAGGGTACGAGACGATCCTGGCCCAGCCGTACGAGAACCGGTATCTGCTGGAGAAGGTCCCGGACTATTACGAGAGGCTCAAGCGGAGCTACGACGGGAAGTTCTTCGAGCAGGAGGTGCTGGGCAAGTACCTGAATGTGAGCGAGGGGCAGGTCTATCACTGCTTTGACCGGCAGCGGAATGTGGCGGAGGGGAGGATTGACCCGGGGCTGCCGCTGCGGTGGTCGCTGGACTTCAACGTGGACCCGATGTGCTCGGTGGTGGCGCAGATCCAGAACGGAGTGGTGCACGTGGTGGACGAGCTGGTGCTGGGGAGGTCGAGCACGCCGGAGGTTTGCGAGGAGTTCCTAAAGCGGCACGGGCGGCATCCGGCGGGGGTTGTGATTTACGGGGACGCCAGCGGCTCCCGCCGGCAGAGCACGGGCTGGAGCGACTACGCGATGATCCGGCAAGTACTGACCAAGTGGGACATGAAGAGGGTGAGTTACCGGATTGCGAGTTCGAACCCGGAGGTGCGCGAGAGGGTGAACCTGGTAAACGCGATGCTGAAGCCGGCGGGGGGAGAGGCGCAACTGTTCATCGATCCGAAGTGCCAGGAGCTGATCGCGGACCTGGAGCAGGTGAGCTACAAGCCGGGGAGCTCGGAAATCGACAAGGAGAGGGACCCGAGGCGGACGCATTTGTCCGATGCGCTGGGGTATCTGATCTGGCAGGAGTGCCGGCCTATGGCGCCGGCCGGGGGGCGTGGAAAGAGGATTCTTTGAGACGCGGCGTGGGGAAGGAGATTGAGAGGCGATGGTGGACATTGACCGGGAACATCCGGAATACAAGGCGAAGAAGAAGACTTGGGAGCGATACCGGGATCTGTACGCGGGCGGCGATCAGTTCATCGCGCGGGCGCACGAGTACTTAATCCGGCGGCACCGGGAGCCGCTCGATATCTATAGCGAGCGGCTGCACCGGGCGTTTTACGAGAACTACCTGGGCTCGATTGTGGACTGGTATGCGTCGACGCTNTTCCGGAGGGAGCCGATTTTGACGTTTGACGGCCCCAATGAAAGAGCCAAGAGCTTCTACAGCGAGCTGGTGGAAGATTGTGACCGGAAGGGGACTTCCATTTCGGACTTTTTCCGGCGGGTACTTGTGGACGCACTGGTGCACGGGGTGGCTTATGTGCTGGTGGACTTTCCCAAGCCGGCGGCTCCGGCGCTGAGCCGGGCCCAGGAGGCAGCTTTGGGGCAGGACCGGGCGTACCTGGTGCAGTGCAGCGCGCCGGAGGTCATCAACTGGTCGCACGACGAGGAAGGAAACCTGGACTGGGTGGTGTTGAGGACGTCGGGGTTGCGGCAGGAGGAAGCGGGGGAGGGCGCGTGGGTCCCAGAGACGCGGTGGTGGTACTACGACAAGGAGCGGTTTGCGGCGTACCGGCGGAGGGATGGGGTTGAAGGAAGCAAGCCCGTGCGGGTGGATGAAGGGCGTCACGGGCTGGCGAAGCTGGGGCGGGTGCCGCTGTTCGAACTGCAAATCAGTGAAGGCTTGTGGCTGGCGAACAAAGCGGCTTCGCTGCAACTGGAGCACTTCAATAAGTCCAACGCGCTGAGCTGGGCGCTGACGATGGGGTTGTTCGCCTCTCCGGTGGTCTACTCCGAGCGCGAGTGGCACGAGATCGTAGGAGATTCCTACTACATTCAGCTTGGGCCGAACGACCGGTTTGGGTGGACGGAGCCGGAGGGGCGGGTTTACCAGATTGCAGCGGAGAACCTGAACCGGCTGAAGGAGGAGATCTACCGGGTCTGCTATCTGATGACGCAGGCGGGCGGGACGCTGTCGGGCGGGGCGCCGCAATCGGGGCTGAGCAAGCAGCGGGACTTCACGATCACGCAGGAGGTGCTGCGGGCTTATGGAGACGCGGTGAAGGACACGATGAAGCGGGTGCTGCGGGCGATAGAGGCGGCGAGGGAAGACGGCTTGTCGGTGGACGTTTCGGGGCTGGACGAGTTTGACATCGGGGACTTCAGCGCGGAACTGGAGGATGCGGAAAGGCTCCTGGCGCTGGCGAGCGGGTCGAAGACGCTGCGGCGGGAGGTGTTGAGGAAGCTGGCGTTGAAGTACCTGTGCGACGTCCGGCAGGAAGTGAAAGACCGGATTGTGAAAGAGATTGACGAGTGGTGTGAGAAGCAATGACGGAAAGGAGCAAGAAGATGGAGCAGGAAATCAAGCCGGGAGAGGTTCCGGCAGAAGGGGGGACCGGAGATCTGCGAGGAATTATCCGGGAGGTGATTGAGGAGTACGCGCGGATCCAGAGCTCGAAGGCCGAGCCAGCCTACCGCAACGAGCTGGCGGAGGAACGGAAGCGGCGGGAGCAACTGGAGCGGCGCGTGAACGAGCTGATCCAAGAGAACGCGCGGAGCCGGCAAGCGGCGGAGGAAGCGGAGCGGAGCGCGACGATCCGGGCGGAGCTGCAACGGCTGGGGGTGACGAAGGTGGACCTGGCGTTCCGCGCGGTGAAGGACGACATCCAGCGGACGGAAGACGGCCGGCTGGTGGCGGCCACGGAGCGCGGCACGGTGGGGCTGCGGGAATATCTGACGCAGTTTGTGAACGAGAACCCGGAGTTTCTGCCGGCGCGGAATCTGGGAGGTTCCGGGGTGACGAGCGGAGGACGAAGCACGACTCCGGCGGCGACGATGGTGGAGCTGGAGAAGATCAAGCCGGGGATGAGCCGGGAAGAGCTGGAGCGCGTGCGGCAGGAAATTGCAAAGATTGCTTCCCAGGCGCTGGGAGGATCGTAGCGTCCGGCGCGGGGATGGAAGCAGACGCCCTCAGAGGCGGAAAAAAACAAAAAGGAGAAAGAGAAAGTAAATGCCAGCAGTAACATCAGCAAACGTGGCAAACGCGATTGTCAAATTGGTGGCGGTGGATGCCTTGCCCGCCCTGATGGGTAACCTTGTCATGGGGAACCTGGTCAATCGCGATTTCGAGCCGTCGCTGGGACAGCCGGGCGACACGATCAATGTGCCGATTCCGCCGGTCCTGGTGGCGAACAATCTGGCGGAAGGGGGAACCGTCCAGACCCAGAATCCGAGTCTGGGGAACGCGCAGATCGTGCTGGACACGCACGCCGAAGCGACGTTCCAGATTCCGGACGTGACGAAGGTGCTGGCGGTGCCGGACCTGCTGCGGTTGTACATGCAGCCGGCGCTGGTGGCGCTTGCGGAGAAGATCGAGAGCGACCTGTTGGGGCTGTACGCCAACTTCACGGCGAACCCTCCGCTGGGCGCGGGCGGCACGCCGATTACCGAGGCGCTGGTGGACGCGGCCGAGACGGCGTTGTTTGAGGCCAAGGTTCCGGCCAGCGAGCCGAAGTATCTGGTGGTGGACTCGGCGACGTATTCGCAGCTCAGGCAGATTCCGCGGTTCAGCGAGTTTCAGACGGCGGGCGACGCGGGGCTGCGGGCGATNGTGGAAGGNACGGTNGGCAAGATCAAGGACTTCTANGTNTTCCGGTCGCAGTTCGTGAAGAAGACGGGGAGCAGCCCGGTGACGACGCACAACCTGGCCTTCGCGCGGAGCGCCCTGGGGCTGGCGGTGCGGCGGCTGCCGCAGCCTCTGCCGGGGACGGGCGCGATCGCCGAGTACGCGGAGATGGGGAACTTCGGGATGCGGGTCGTGATGAGCTATCAGCCGAACACTTTGGCGCAGCAGTTCACGGTGGACGTGCTGTATGGCGTGGGGGTGCTGCGGAACTCGTTCGGAGTGCAGGTGAACACCTAAACGACTGGCTTGGGATGGGACCCTGGCGCGGGGCCGGGGTCCCCTTTTTTGTTTGAGGAGGAGAGATGGATCTGAAGGTTTATTACCGGAAGCTGAGGGAGACGGAAGGGTCAATTCGGGAGCCGTATGTAGTGGTGGTGAGTCTGGCGACACCGGACGGAGGGAAGGCCGGGGTGATGTCGGAGACGCCGCGGGACGTGGCGGCGCGGCTGATCGTGAACGGGCAGGCGCGGCTGGCCAGCGAAGAGGAGAGGCAGGAATTCGCAGCGAGAGCGGAACGGGTCCGGAAGGAGGCTGAGCAAGCGGCGCTGGCGGAGCGGATCCAGGTGATGGTGGTGAGCGATGCGGAAGGCAGGCGAGGCCGCAACGGGGGACGCGATCTCAAGGGCCAACTGGCGTAGCCNGGGGCGAGCAAGGAGAGGACGATGGCGCTGATCACGGACGAAGGGATCGCCACGCCGGAGGAGCTGCGGCGGCATGAGAGCGGGGTCTACGAGGTGGCGAGCGCGGAGGGGATCGACTTGGGGGCGAAGCTGGCGCTGGGGCAGGAGGAGATCCGGGTTGAGCTGACGGGGTTGTTGTTCGCAGCGGAGCCGGAACAGATCGAGCGGGTTGTGGTGACGCCGCCGCTTCGCTTGTGGCTTCTGTATCACAGCCTGACGCTGGTGTACCGGGACGCGTATGGGAGCCACCTGAACGAGCGGTACCTGAAGAAGAAGCTGGAGTACGAAGCGCTGGCGGGGTGGGCGAAGCGGCGGCTGCTGGGAACCGGAGTGGGGATGACCGGGACACCGATCCCGAAGGCGGGCAGGCCGAGCGTTGTGGAGGTTCCCTCGGCGGCAGGCGGGGGAAGTTACTGGGTTCGCACGTCTTGGGTGGGGGCCAACGGAGAAGAGGGTTGCCCCAGCGACGCGATCTCTGTGACCACAGATCCAGGGAAAGGGCTGCAAGTGCGGGTCGGACCGGCACCGGCCTCAGCGACAGGGTGGAACGTGTACGTGGGGCGATCGGCGGAGGAGTGCCGGTTGCAGAATGGGGCGCCGCTGGCGCTGGACGAGAGCTGGACGGAACCGGAGACGGGGCTGTCGGAAGGGCCCGTCGCCGGGGAGGGTCAGAAGCCGCAGTGGTATAGGCGGCTTGAACGAAGGCTGCAAAGGGGGTAGGCGGCAGATGGCGCAGGTGGCAAGCGAAAGCGCGAAGCGGCTTGCTGAGTTGCTGAGCGGCGGGGCCGGTCTGGCAAGCAGTGTGGCTCTGATCGCAGAACGAGAAGGAGTGTGGCTGGGCGAG